GGGTGTTCTATGGGGCTTAAATCGCCAGTTTGATGCTATTGACGAATCTTTTGTATTTATGTAACCGCGCGCGCCCGATTCCTTTATATGTGCCGCGAGATGTTTTTCAGATACCTGACTCCAGATCATTTTGAACTTTATGAAATAACCTCTTGCAATAGTGCATAAGGTCCGATATTGATTCCCTATGCCGCCGCCCATATAGGGAAAGGGGGAACGGGTCTAACGGGCCTGTCAAGTGTCACGGTTTGGATGTAATGCCGCCGCGACCTGTTTAACTTTCCACTTTCATTGGCTTGCAATCACGCGAGTCAATCAATTGGGAAAGTTAAAATGTTTCAAAATATCCACCCAAAAGTGATAGCAGCTTATCGCAGCACAGTTAGAGCGAATGACAAAAATGCCGAGGATTACAGCAATGCATACACTGAAAGAGCTGTTACTAGGGCTTCGAACACATTGAGCAAGAGGATAAAAGAGTTCCATCCCGATTTGGACATGCAACAAAACATTGCTTTGCGAACATGTTTGCAGGAAATGGATAATATCAACACTGATAAGGAATCTTAATATGAAAAGCACAGATCAAATTGAACGCGATTTAGTTAATTACATTATGGGATTGTGGCACCAACGCAGGATTCAAAAGTATATTGCCGCAAAACCTGAAGATATCACCACCTCAAAATTTACTTTAAAACGTGACTCCAATGGTGCCACATACTTAACACGCAAGGAATCTTAAGATGAATCGTCAAATCTTTACTATCGCAACACGTCCGAACGGCTCAAAAGGTCAATTCAATGAAATTCAAGGCTTGCCTTTGTTGACTCTAGATCAAGCGCAAAAAGCTCTTGAATTGAATAAGAATAAATCCGACGCCGAATTTGTTATTTTGAACACGCAAGCTAGATAATAAGGAATCCCGATATGCCCACAATCAAAAAAGAAATGCCACGTAAAGCCGGTCAGATGATGTCTAATCGTTATCAGTTCCGAAGGTTTAAACATGCGGAGGACATGCACAAGTTTTTGAACACAAGCGACAATGCGCTATTCTGGAAAAAGACGCCTCATGATTTACCGTCAGGTATGTATAGGTCACAAATCCACGTATGCCGCGACACTCGCAAAGCCACAGAAACATTTACAAAAGTATAAGGGGTCTTGATATGTCCAACTATAAAATACTAGGCGTAGGAACCAACGCAAAGACTGTTAAGGGTGATGGATCAGAATATCTAACAGGCATTGTATACATGACACCTTGGAAAGTATCCGTAGGAAACAAAACATTCAATTCATGCGCTATGGCAGAACAAGCGGGATGCATTAAAGCTTGCCTCAATACAGCGGGACGTGGTGCAATGAATTGTGTGCAATCTGCCCGTGAACGAAAGGCTAAATTGTTCTACAGCAATCGTGAATCTTTCATGGCTCAATTAGATACGGATATCACAAAACTGTCCAACTATTGTGCCAAGCGCGGGATTCAACCCGTAGTGCGATTGAACGGCACAACAGACATCCGCTTCGAATTGATCAAAGATAGCGACGGCAAAACAGTATTTGAGCGACACCCAAACGTGGCTTTCTATGATTATACAAAAATCGCCAATAGGGACGTATCATCTTTTAATAATTATCATCTTACGTGGTCTTATTCTAATGCATCGCCTAAGTATGCCGCCATGATGCAAACGGCTATATCTAAGGGAATGAATGTCGCGGTAGTCTTTCGTGCTGCGGTTAACTATGCAAAGACATGGTCGGGACTCCCTATGGTCAATGGCGACTCGGACGATCTACGTATTCTGGACCCAAAGGGCGGACATGTGGTGGCGCTATACGCCAAAGGTAAAGCAAAGAAAGACACAAGCGGATTCGTTGTAGACTTTGCTTAACATATGAAGCCCATACAAGCCCATAAGTAGCGTTAGGTCACTACCATAGCCTAGCGTTACAATGGGCTATCTGACGGTCCTTATATCAAGTGAGCGTATGGATATTCCACAATGAAAGCATGAGTCTACATTGGGAATCCGTTTGGATATCTTGGGCAATACATGGCGAGGTGTTATATTGTAACGATATATATGTGTTGCGAATCGCCTCTCCTAGCGCAAGGTTTTTCTTTAGAGTCAAGCGTTATCCTATTGGAATCCTTGGGTTTGTTTCATGTGTGCAACACTAGTGTATTTATGCCACACCATAGAATTAATTTCCATCTGGGGCGAATTAGGTATTGACATTGGGGCCCCTATGGATTCTAGGGTGATTCGTTTTGGGGTAGGGGTTCCCACCTATGAATCCAAAAGAAAAGAAATACTTTGGTAAGTGACGTAACGTCATTCGCGGGGGTTAATACCCTTATGTGTCCTTTAGACACCACACCCTACATGGTGACGTAAGGGACGTATGATCTCATATGAACCACCACAAGAATCACATATGAAGCGTGAGTTCTTTACGGACAATGACCACCAGAAATAAAAAACAAAAGGAAAATACCTCTATGTGTGTTCTTTATGTCACAGTATAGAATAATATCGCTACAAAATGACGCACTAGAGAAGAAACTGTTTGACGTAGCCTGAAACCCCAGATATATAATAGTATAGGATACTTAAGTTATACATAAGAATCAACAATAGTTTTATATTCTATAATAATTAACCATTAAATATAAATTCTTACGTAAAGTAAGTTATACTTAAGTTATACCAATGTGATTCATGGTGTGGTCCTAGAGGAGATTCCTAGCGACCCCTAAGAATACTTATTAGGTGTGGTATAATAATAATCCCCTCCTTAATAATAATCCCATAAGAATTTCCTCCCCAAGAGGGAACCCTACTTCCATATACAATTAAGTTATGAGTTGTGGGGTAACTATAGTGTTGTGGTTAATATAACTACAGCTTCGTACAATATATTGAGACAAAGGTAGATTCCTAGTGCCAAATAGACTCCCTAAGAACCCAAACATTGCCCGTAAGGTACGTGAAGGTATCGGGGGTGGTGTTACCGTAAGGCAAATCTTTGCTTCTGTATTGCACATGAAGGATGCCCCTCAGTCTTATAGTACTTTCTATAAGTTGTATCGTGAGGATATGGATGAGGTTAAGTTCCAGATTGATTCTAAGGTTGGTAAGACAGTTATTGACCAAGCATTAGATGGTGACTTCAAGTCTCAGGAGTTGTACTTACGTTCACGGGCTAATTGGTCTCCTAGTTCTCATGTACAGGAACAAGAGGTAGGTACTGAAGAGGAAGAGAATGAGGGTGCAGTTAATGCCCTTATGGCTGCTCTAGGTAAGGAATCTGAAGAGGAATAAGGTTACTCAGGTGGTTTGGCACCCTTAAATGTCGATGATACCTCCGCTGGACTGACAGCCTGAGTTTTTACAATAACAGGAATAACATGCTAACTGCTCAGACCCTACGAGAGATGCCTGATGATCAGGTACAAGAGGCACTCTCTAAGATGTCCAAGAGGCAGCTAGATGAGCTACAGAAAGAGTATAAGTTCTGGGCTAGACCTAATCAGATTGAACCTGAAGGGGATCATAATGTGTGGTTCCTTAACTGTGGTCGTGGCTTTGGTAAGACATGGACTGGCGCTCAGTGGGTACGAGAGAAGGTTAAGGAGGGACATAAGCGTATTGCTTGTGTAGCCTCTACGAACTCTGATATTGAACGTGTTATGGTTAAAGGTGAGTCAGGTTTCTTGGCTCTCTGCTCTAAGTACGATAAGACCTACAAAGGTAAGGACATGGGTTTCCCTGAGTGGTCTCCTACTAGACGTACTCTTACTTGGGCTAATGGTGCTAAGGTTGAGTTTTACTCTGCTGAAGAACCTGAGCGTCTTCGTGGTCCTCAGTTTAGTGCTGCATGGTGTGATGAGCTTGCTGCATGGAATAAGGACGAAGATACTTGGGATATGCTTCAGTTTTGTCTACGATTAGGTAAACACCCTAAAGTTTGTGTGACAACTACTCCAAAATCTACTAAACTGGTACGAAAGTTACTAAAAGACCTTAAAACTTGTATTACTGTAGGGTCTACATTCGATAATGCTTCAAACTTGGCAGATACCTACCTAACGGCTGTTAAAGATCAGTACGAAGGTACTAGGTTAGGTCGTCAGGAACTCTATGCTGAAGTCTTAGAGGAGAATGAAGGCGCACTCTGGACTACAGACACTATTGATAGTTGTCAGGTAGACAGAAAAGATATACCTGATCTAACACGTATTGTTGTGGCACTTGACCCTGCTGTTACCTCTAATGCTGAGTCTGATATGACTGGTATTATTGTGGCTGGTGTTGATGTCAACGGTAAGTCTTATATCTTAGGAGATTATACTGATAGATTGTCACCTCAAGGTTGGGC